GTGTTGGAGTTGGTGTTTAGGTTAGTCGCAGCGCCTTCAATCAGCAGCCCACGCAACGTGCGCGTAGTTGGATCGTGATCAAAGCGTGCAGAGTCCCACTTTGCAGAACTTGTGCTGCTGTTTGGCACATACGACTGACGCGGAACGACGGTCCCGTACTGCACCTGCGGGTCGCGGATCGTTACGTCCCCGAGCCTACTGACGCCGTTGCAATCCACCCCGAAGATGACATTGCACGATGTTGCAGTTGTCGTAGCAGTGCAGGTATAGACGCCAAGCCCATCGGTTCCCGACTTCGGCAACGACTCAAACGCTGTGAGCGAGTGCGTCGTTCCGTTCGTGTCAGTGTAGAAGTACTGCTGCCCGGTGAATCCAAATCCAGCCGTGTACAGGTCGCTCGTCCGGAGGTTCGTATTAGTGAACGCGGTGACACGGAACGAGAAGGTGATCTCCAGTGCGTTTGCTAACGCCACCGTCTGCAGCCAAGTCACTCGGCCTCCTGCGCCATTGAATCGCACCGATCCATCCCCGTTAATGGTCGTCGCGCCCGTTCCAGTGGTGGTTTGCGTCCACAACGTGGATACCAGCATCGTGCTGTTGCGAATGTGGTTTGCATCCGCGTACTGCACCAGTCCGCTGCTGTTGATGAATGTGGCATCGCTCAAGCGCTCAAACGTCAACCGCGAATCAAGGACGCCCGTGGTGAAGTCCAGCGTGAGCGTGGAGCCGTCGCCGGCGCGAGACAGCAGCTTGCTCGCGTAGCTCGAGCCGCTGATCCGCGATAGCCTGGGACGGTTGGCGCGATTCATCAGAGGGTGGACCAGAACGTGCCCATGGTCGGGGTGCCGCTCGACTTGAACTGGGCGGTGACGTACTGCGCGCCCGCTAGGTCGATCAGGGCCGCCGCAGGCTCCACGTTGCTGCCCGCCGGCAGCGCCGGCGAGTACAGGTTGCCGCTCGGGGTGCCCGCGACCTGCGTGATGCCGCTGAAGGTCCGGTGGTTCGCCGTGCCGTCGATGGTGTAATTCGGGACGGTGCCGCTCGTGAAGGTCAGGGTGAGATCCGCCAGCACGGTCGGGACGTACCAGAACGACGCCACGTTCGACCGGGTGTATGTGACGCCCGTCGGCGTGCCGGCGGTGGTCGTGATGGCCGCGCCGCCCGGCGTCGCCGAGAGCTGGAACGTGGTCGACCCGTTCGTGGCGATGATGTAGTACGTGGTGGGGTTGACGTACGCCGGCACGGTAATCGTGCCCGAGCCGCCGAAGGTGCCGGCGATGGTGAGGGCCTGCCCGACCGCGAGGGTGGGGTTGGCGTTGCAGGTGAAGTTGCCGGCCGTGTCGGCAATGGTCACCCCGGTCAGGGTGCCGCTCGCGTCCGCGTACTTGCGCCAGTTGAGGAGCCGCATCCCGATGCTCGTCTGGGCCGTGGTGGCGGAGACCATGAACGGCATGACGTAGAGGAGGGACGGGTTCTGCCCGCTGACGCTCGCGCTCGTGTAGTCGAAGAGCAGGGTGGACGTCGGCGGGGTCTGAAGGAACACCGCTGCGGAGTTGGCGTAGGTCGCCGGCACGGAATCGGCCGTGACCTTGCGGAAGTTGTTCTGTGCGGTGGTGATGTCCATGTCAGATCTCTCCTCTGCGCTTCATGTCAAGCGCGATTGCGACCGCCTGGTCCTGCGGCTTTCCCTCAGCGATGAGGGTGCGGATCTTGTCGCTGACGGCCTTGTCGGCCCTCTCCATGAGCTTCAGGCCGGCCTTGACGTCCTCGCGCTCGAGGTCGGAGGGCTTGGCGAATGCCTCGCGGAACTGGTGCCCAAGCACCTCCGCGCCCGCGCTCGCATCTGGCACGAACTGGTTGAACCCAACGCCGCCAGCCTTGAGCGCATCACGCAACGCCTTGGCTCGAGCGCTGCTGTGGGGCTTCTGCAGGATGCTTCGCACCTGATTGACAACGGACGCCGGCAGGGAGCGCATCCACGCGATGTTCTCGGGGTGCGCTGCCATCGTGGTCTTGGCGGCCGTGGCCTTCGCGCCGGGGCGGGAGGACTTGAGCGTTTCCGCGTATCGCTTCAATTGTTCGAAAGAACCACGCTTGATGGTTTGCGGAGCGCGCCCCGGTTGAACTCGCATGAGCGAACCATTGCCAGTCGCGCCCTCAACAACGATAGCCCATTGCGTTCCGTTGATGGTTGCCGTCCATTGCTTGGACAGGTCGCCCCATCCTTCGGATGCGTCTAGCGTCCACCGCGCCATTTTCGCCTTCGCGCCATGCGCGGCGAACTGTGCTGCCCAAACTCTCAATTCCTTCGGAACGAAGTGGGTCGTGAGCAGCGAGTCCGTCTTTGCGAGCAGCGCCTTCGCCCTCTTGCCATCGCCAGAACGCGCTGCCTTGAGGAGATTCTCAAAGAACGCGAAGTCCTTCTTCTGGCCCGAGGTCATTCGCTTCTGCTCACCAGCGTCGCGGTACTTGTTCGGCGTGAACAGGCGCGTCGACTCTTGGAACTTGGCGTACAGTCGCTCGAGTTCCGCGACGCCAGGTGCCGCCGCCATCTCCGCCTTCGCGCCGGGGCGGGAGAATGATGCTCCGCGCTGCGTGATGCGATATCCGTACTGGGCGCGAACCACCGACACCATTCGGTCAAGTTCACGGAGCATTTCAGGACTCGCAACGCGCTCCTTTATAATCTTTTCGCCAAACGCAGCCGCTCTATTGGCAAGTCTCGCTGCATCCTTCAGACTGCTTTGAACGCGAGGAATAGACAACGAAACAAACTGATTCATATCAATGATGCTCGGCATGACTCGGTCGTACAGTTGATTAGCGGCTTCGTATGAGGTAGCCATCTTCGCCTTCGCGCCGGGGCGGGAGGCTAGCAACTTCTTCTTCCGCTCAACCTCCCGCAGGTAGGATTCTAGTTCATCGCGCATCGCTCCAGGCGGCGTTTGGCGAAGCTTATTGTCGACCTGCAATGCCCTATCGCGGTAGTGAATGAACGCGATGTACTTGCCCTGCTTGAACCGAGGAGCATCTGGCTCGTCTTGCCGCTTGGCCCGTTCATCGATGTATCGGTCCTCTGAAAGCCACTTGGCCGGAAGTGCCATCTTCGCCTTCGCGCCAAGGTGCGCCGCCATGCCCAGCCGGGCAGCGATCTGCTTACGAGTGTTGCTCATGTCCCTCATCGTAGCGTTCCTCCTTGTAGTTCACGCATTCACGAAGCCCGGATCGGGGATCTCGCCGCGGTCCACGACCGCCTGACGCGCACCGTTGTGCCGCTTGATCGCCGCGTAGTCCAACGTCCCGTTCGGGCGCGTCCATCCCTTGTCCAACGCCATCGCCGCCGGCACGGGGATCAACGCACATCGGCAATTGAACCCGCAGGGCGGCGTCAGGCCCATGCGGTCGAAGTCCTCGATGGTGCCCACGTAGCCGTCCATCGCTCGGTGCGCTGGCCGCGTGCGGGGGTCCTTGGTCGCGCTGTACTGCACCAGCGGCACGAACGCCTGGACGCGCTCGTCGCGCAGGACCTCGGCCGCGCCCTCGGTGGTCGCTCGGTTCGTGTTGGTCCGCAGGACGGTCTCAAGGCGCGCCGTGGAGAGCTCCGTGCCCGTCAGGGCCTGCGTGGTCGTCACGAAGTCCCCGAGGTTCATGGACCGGATGAGCTTGCCCACCGTGCTCTTGCCGGGGCGCTCCTCAATCACCCGCGCCACCAGCTCTTGCGTCTGGCGGGTCTGCTCGGGGGTCATGGCCGTCACGAAGAACGTGTCGTTCGTGATCCGTTTGACGGTGGTGATCCCCCCCTCCTGCGGCCGGCTCAAGACCCCGCGCAGGAGGCCGTCGAGGATGGGGCTGCGCTTGCGGAGGTCTACGAGGGCGTTCTGCCGCTCGTGGTCGCCGACCTCGCCGGCGCTTGCCCGTGCCGCCTTGACGAGGAGCTCCCAGTCCTTGCGGGAGATCGGGACGCGACGGCGGAACCACCCGGCGATGGGCTTCATCCACTTGGACCCGAACTCGGTCAGGACCGGCAGGGCGGCGAACTCCACGACGTCCCCGTCCTCGAGCATCCCCTCCACGGCCTCGTCGGGGACCTTGGCGCGGTCAATGGTGCCTCGAGCGCCTGCGAGCCAGGACGCCATGAGCAGGGCGGCCGTGACCTCGGCGAAGGCCTCCCATGCCTCGGCGTCGGGCTCCCCGCGCACCTGGGCGGCGAGGGCGCGGCGGTAGGTGGCCTGCGCCTCCTTGAGGGCACGCCGGAGGTGCTTGTCGAGGGTGTCGCGGGTCATCGCTTGCGCTTGCGGACGGCAGCGACCTTCGGGGCCTCGGGCGCGGGCTCCTCGCCCTCATCCGGCTCGTTGCCCTTGCCGAGGAGCGCCGCGAGGGGGTTGTCCGACGCGCCTGCGCCTTGGCCGCCGCCAAGGATGGCCTCGCCGTCCTCGGGCTCGGACAGGCCGAGCAGGTCGCGGACCTCGCGCTCGCTCACGCGGCCGCCGAGCTGCACGAAGGCCTGGATGGCCTCCATGCGCTCCTTGGCGTTGGGGCGCTCGGGGGCGAACTCGAAGCGGATGCCGCGGGCTTCCTCCTCGCTCGCGCCGAGCATGGTGGCGATGACCCGGACGAGGTCCGAGTTCACGCTCTCGGCAAGCGCGTCTGCGTGGTAGCGGATGACGCGGGAGAGGGTGTCGGCGTGCAGGTCGGCGACGCCTGACCCCATGCCCGTGCCGCCGGCCTCGCTTGAGAGGCTCTGCCCGAGGATGGCCTCCTTGAGCTTGGACGAAAGCCAGTTCACGAGCTCCATGAAGATCTGGGCTCGGCCGGCGTTGGCGTCCTTGATGTCGATGTCGTACATCGACTCGTTCGGCCCGATCCTCGGCAGCACGACCGAGTTGTCGTTCACGAGGTTCTGGAGGATCGTGAGCATCTCGCTCTTGGCGGCGTCGTTGCCGGCGGGGTAGTACCCGACCCGGATGCCGAGGGCGTAGCGCTCGATGTAGGCGGCGGCGTTCTGCAGGACCTCCTGCTTGAGCAGCCAGATGTACCAGCAGACGTCACGCGCCCCGACGCCGCGGTAGACGGCCTCGCTCGTGTTGGGGTCGATGAAGCTCGGGGCCGTGGTGAAGACCCGGTGCAGGACGATGGCCCGGCGCTCGTTCTCGTCGAAGAGGTGGACCAGAGAGTCGAAGCCGAGGTCGGTGACCGAGGGCTCGTTGATGTACGCGCTGCCGACGCGCATGGCGAGGTTGCCGTACTGGTCGAAGGCCAGGCTGTCGGAGGCGAACGGGAACCACTCCTTGATGCGGACGCCGAGGATGGGGTCGCGGTCGTAGACGAGGTTGGCCGCGCTGCAGCCGTACCAGACGGCCTCGTGCAGGGCGCGGAAGAGGTCGCTACGGCGCGGGATGGCGTCGATAATGGCGCTGACGCGCTCGGCGAGCTTGACGAGGCGGGGGTTCTCGTCGTCGGTGGGCACGACGGCCCACTCGAGGCCGGCGAGCGTGACGAGGAGGGAGCGCAGGACGCCTTCGATGTCGGCGTCGGCCCGCATCATGGCCGAGTAGTTGGGGTCGAGCCTGTAGGCGAGGCTCGAGTTCCGCAGCATCAGGGACGCGGTGCGGAAGAAGGTGCGCTGCACCTCGACGGGGAGCGCGAGCGGCCCGGTGGGTCCGCGGTCCTTCGGCGCGGGCAGGGGCTTGCGCGGCCGCTTGGCAGGCGGCAGTCCTGCGCCTGGGACGGTGTTCGGCATCATCGGATTGCTATGGTCGGCCACGGCATCAGTCTAACGCGCTCACCCGAAGATACGCCTACGCATCGGTCGGTTGTCGAAGAGGCGGGGCGGGCTCGCGTTGACCGTCACGGCCCCGCCGGCGACGGAGACCGTCCCGCGTGCGGCGGCCTCGCAGAGGTCCACGATGCAGTCGACCGTATCGTCGTGGCTACCTGCGGGGAAGGCGAGCATCTCGTCGAGGACGGGTCGGAAGGCGTGCTCGACCTGCCCGTCGGCGGCTTGAGGGAACAGGAGCTTGCCCTGCTCAACGAAGGGCTGCGCGCTCGCGGCGCGCAAGTGCTTGTCGGCGGTGCGCTCGACGGCGACCACGGGCTGGCGGCAGGAGGCTCGGAACTGGTCGAAGACGCCTTTCTGCGGCCCGTTGGCCTCGGCGAGGACCATCTGCGCTCCGCGGCGCTCAACGAGCTCACGGGCGAAGCGGGCGAACTCTGGGAAGGATTCGCGCACGCGCAGGATGTCGGTCAGGTGCAGGTTGCGGGCGTGGTCGACCTGACCGACGATGCAGACCGACCAGTCGGGGTCGTCGCGGTCCTGCCGCTTGCGGCCGTAGCCCCAGTCGATGGCGGCGACGGTGCGGGAGCCGTTGGGCAGCTCCTTCCAGTACCGGACCCATTCGGGGCGGAAGACGAGGAGGTCCGAGGAGAGGGGGACGAGCTCGTAGGCGCGAGCGTAGGCCATGGGGCCGATCTCGCGGCGCTTGGCCTCAAGGATGGCCGGGGTGAAGATGTCGGGCCACGGACTGTCGGTGCCGCGGCACGGCCGGCGAAGGAGGGTGCGGGGCTCCTTGCGCCAGTCGGCGGTGATGTCGTCCGTGTGGAAGGGGGTGGCCGTGCGCCAGATGCGCGTTGGGTGGGTGGCCGACGGGTCGAG